TAAAAGAAAGTTGTCTTCAATTTGGTCGGTTTCAGGCGGGCGCGTAAATTCTACGGCAAGCCGCCCCATCCGCTTTACGAGATAGTAAACATGCTCTTCCGTCCCGACATTTACAGCAACGCAGTCCTTAATAAGCCCTTGCGTCGTCATCCGCGTAAAAGCAAAAGTTTGCTGCTCACGTTGAACCGTCGCTTGATAAGCGGCGCCGTCACTAAAAGAACCGTAAAGACGATTATCATACCCGGCAGTTGAGGTAAGGCTGGTAATAGTGCGGTCGCGGAACAGATGCCGCGAAAAAAATGAAATTTCCTGCCCGTCATACTTCCGCGCATTGGCGTTGAAGCTGAGGAGACGCAGCCCGCGGCTTTTTTCTTGCGTGTAAATTATGTCTTCTTCAGCGAGAACTGGCGGAATTGTTGCGGCGCCAATAAAACTTTGAGGGTCCAGCACACCGTTAGTCGGCGTCACGGACGAATTTTCACCGGCCCGCAAAAGAGAAACGCCGTCGCGGGTAAAAACGAGGAGTCCTTGTTGAACGGGAAGAACGTGGCGGATCGGCGATAGCCGCTGCGAGTCTATAGTATAATCGTAAGCATCAGCATCCGTAGTTATGCCGGACGTAGAGAAATTATCAAACTCGCGAATACGCGAGGCAATTATCTGCTGCGGGGAATTATTCGTCCCACCGTAGCCAGCACGTTGCTGAAAGATGTAGGAGATTGCGGGATTGTTTCCGGTTAAAGGTGTCACGGACGGGGAAAACGTTGCGCCGCTCCCGCCGCTAACGGTTATGGTCGGGTTGGAGTAGCCTGCGCCTGGATCAGCGATGTAAATACCGACGATTACGCCAGCCTGCACAATGGGATATGCGGTAAAACCGCTCCCGCCGCCACTTGCGCTCACAGTTGAGGTATGGCTGTAACCACTTCCTCCAGCCGTTACTTGAACGTAAGTGATCGCCCCATTAGCGAGCGGATCAAAGAAAAACCGCGGAGAGCGCGTTGCGTCTGACTGAACATTATTATCGACGAAAGACGTGCTTTGCGTCGAGCCGATGTAGAAAAGTTCCGCGCCGATGTTTGCCTGCCCCGCAAGCGGAAAAATGATGCTGCGATAGACGTTGTAGCTTTCCGCTCCGGCAACTGCCGCCCACGAATATGTCGCGCTACCTTGTGTCTGCGCAAAGTTAATCGCGCCTGTGATTACAGCGGGGCGCGAGATGCCTGTTTCTTCGCCCGCGATAACCGCACTGACGGCAATGACAAATTCAGCTTCGGCGGGGGCCAGTCCGATCTCAAAAGTCGCGCCGGTTCCTACGTTCGCCGAGATTGTTGGTGCCGTATAATTTCTTCCTCCTTGGTCGATGGTGACGGAGACAATGACACCGCTATCGACGGTCGGGAGTAGAACAGCACCGCTTCCAGTAGCGTCACTGATAGAAAGTTGCGTGGCGCTGCTATACCCTGAACCACCCGCTGTCACGCGGACATAACGAATAAATTTCCCGCTAGTTGTTGCCGTCGCAGTTTGAAGCAAAGGCTTGCCGCCTGTCCGCGACTCAGCCGCGAATGTCCACGTCGTCGCCGTTCGGGTTAGCAGCATTGGCGCGTAATCGGGATGGGTAAATTTTACAACGTCGAAAACTTGGTAAGCCCGCAAGGAAGCCAGCGCGGCAGATGAGTATGGATGCGCAAGCGTAAATACACGGCGCGAAAGAGTCGCAACAGAATTTATCGAGATAGCATTTCCATCAATGTCTCGCGCAATCCAGCCGTTAGTCGTTTTACCACTTATCACGAGGATGTTGGGGTAAGTGTCAAGATAAACTAAGTCACCATTTTCATACCCATGAGCGGTTGATGTGGCGATACCGCTGGCAACACCGCTTACAGTAACAGCGTCTTCAAGAATATACGCGCCATCACGCATAAACCGTATGGTGCCTGAGCCGAAAATTACGCAATATGCGGCGTCAATACTGTTGCTAAACTCAAAAGAAAATAGCCGTTGTGTAGCCTCCGGCGTTTGGCAATATTCAGCAAACCGCAACGGCTCTCGCGTCCGCAAACTGCCGCTATAGGTCACATAGAAATTTTCAATGTGAGCGGCCCCGAGGCCGTAGCGTTCTACATCGCTACGGCCCCAAAACTCCGGCCCAAACTCGCCGCTATTCCAGCCGTATTTTACGTCTTTCACTGCCCTTGCCCTGAGGTAAGGTTTGTGCCAGGATAGTAACCGCTACGCGATTGCAGTATATCTCCTTGTGGCAAGGTTATGTTTTGCTGATCCGCGTTGGCTTGGTTCTCAAGTGCCAATATAGTGTAGCTTTCGGCTCTCTGCGCAGAAGCCCGAGCAAAATCAGGGCTACCACTCACTGCCGAAGTGATATTTGCGGCAAGCTGGTTTATCACAGCCATTTGCAAATTCACGTCCCACGCTTCCGGGTTATCTTCAGGAAGGGTGTAGGTCAAAACTGCTGTTGGGCAATCTGTGAGGATAACTTTTGTCCGCACTGAAGCTACTATCATATACTGTTGCTGAAACTCAGCATCATGCACAGAACCATCTGCACTGTTGATGAAACGTGCGGAAAGCATATTTGCCGGAGCAGCATACGCAAACCGCCAAGGAAGCGGCGGGTCAGTCGCTGTCCAGTTATCTGCAAAGTCATTCTCCGCTACTACGGCGAGCGCCGTAGTCTCACGAAGTGACGGCCAGTAGGCCCGGCGGAAGATGAAGTCGCGAGAAATGTCATACCAAAGACGACACTGCTCGGCTTCAACTTTAACAGCATTGACTGAGGAGAGAACTGATCTCCCCCCAGCCAAGCTGACCGCCATGTTGAAAATGGCGAGCTTATCCATCAGTCAGCCGCATCCGGGTAAGCCTGCCAACCGATCGGCGTCGGGGCGAGGAAGGCGATGATCGAACCGGCAGTCGTGGTAGCCGTCGCGGTGACGACACGAATACCGAGATACTGCTCGTAGGGGACACCTTCAAGCGGCAAAGCGATGGAGTAGGTCTTGCCAAGGCCCAAGCCCGCAATCGCCGTTGCGCCGGTCTGCCAGTGGATCGAGGCCGTTCCGTCAACAGCGATAGCCGCCTGCGCATCCGACGCAAGCTGAATGTTGACGGTGGCCAAACCGGCCGAGGTTACGGCGGCGGTAAAAACGATGTTGAGATACACCGTCTTCCCGTTGCCGATGTCCCGCACGTTCTTGAGGTTCATTACGTCTCCGACCAGCGCAGTGCCAGCCGTAGAAGCGATGCTCCCCTCGTGGAACGTCGTAAGTTTGTCGATGATAGCCATGTTTGTGCTCCTTACACGACGCGGGTTTCATCGGGAGCGAGCACGTCGCACCGATTGACGGGGATGCCGTCGAAGACATACTTCTTGCGAACCGAGGCCGGGCTGTTCTGCCCGCCAACTTCCTCCATCTTCAGCGTGGACGAGTCGGTGGAGTTGGCCACCTGACGGCGCCATTTCTCGATCAGCGTGCGATTTGCGTAGAAAGCGAGGCGCGTAGTCGAGAAGGCGTCGGAGGGAAGCTGCGACATGGCGCGAAACGCCAGATCGGGAAGGTCCGGGCCGGTCGCCCTCGAAGGCAGCGTCTCGCTGAGGTCGATGTTCGCGATCCGCACGATGTAGCGCCAGTCGGTCACAGCGAGGCCCGCATCCCAGCGCCAGTAGGTCCGATAGACCGGCATACGGCCATTCGCACCATCACCGTTCTCAAGCCACACCTTGCCGTGGTCTTCCTGCTGGAGTCCCATCATCGAGCCCTTCGGGACGATACCAAAGCACGACTTCGGGGACCAGCCGATGAGCCACAGGGAGGTAAGGTCAGTATCCTCGACGGAACCCGCGTCGATGATGTTCTCGGCGTTGTCGGCGGACAGGGAGTTGAACCGCTTCTCGAACCCCACGAACTTATCAACGTCGGTGAAGTCACCCTTGAAGATGGTATGCATCATCTCCTGCGACATGCCCTCGATGTGCGGGCGATCTTCGCTGGCGCGGTATTCCAGCGGATTGTTGTGCTTCTCTACCAGCCGCGCATCGACCTCCGAGAGGTCTTCAAGAAAGCCGGTGTTGTCCGTGACCTGCACTCGCGTCCCGCGCGTCGCCGTGACACCTTTGT